CAGTTACAAAAGCATTTGGCCAAAGGTCTGTCGATGGGATCTTTTAATGTTCCGGGTGGTGTCAGTTACAACACTCTAATGAATTGGGTTAAGAGATATCCGGCCTTCGCACAAGCTAGAGAAATGGGTGAGAAATCCCGACTAGAATTGTTAGAGGTTGAGGGTATCAAAATGGTCAAGGCTGGGAATGTTGTAGCGTGGAAATTTATGATGTCACAACATGGAATGGTTGACGCTCCGAAAGAAGTGAATGTCACTCACTCTGTCAGCCCGTTAATCGCTGGGGTACCTGACACAATTCGATACGCTCGACAACAACGGCTCAAAGAATTACACCAGAAAGTTATGGCCGGTGGAACCGCTGGAATAATTGATGGGGAGGTAGAGGATGACGACCTTGAAGGACTATAAAATACCTAAAGTATTGGTAGTAGATGCGTATACTAGGTATCGGGAAAGAGGAGATATTACAAGTGTCGGGTATGGGGGGAGTCTAGCAGGACAAGGTTTTGACATAATTGTTCTCCTCCGCCCTCCTAAAAACGACAGTGAAACCGAGTGGCTGAATACGGTATGTCTTTGCAGACTCCGTATCGGAGGGAAGGTGATAGGGGGAGACGATCTTGAAGAATTCTCTTAATAATTACTGTCAGTATTGCAGGACTTTCACCATAGTTTTCAGAAAAAAAGAGTCCATGGCTCATGCATGGCGAGACGATAACGCACCGGGCTACCCTCCTAAATCTTTCGAATACCAGTGGGCTTGTCGTCCCTGTATTGAGAAAACCTTAGACGAAAAAGCGTGGTGCCTATGACAACTACTCTAGCTGAAACCCCCGAGGACTTGGATGACCTAGAATATTTGATGGCCGAGCCCTCGGGTTATTCCGTAGACGATGAAACTCTCGATGAGTATGAGAAGTTGTTAAAGCAGGAAAACGCATTTACAAGTTTCCACGCTTTTGTTGAATACACTATGCCGAAATATAAATTCAACTGGCACCACAACGCTATGATTGAAAGGCTGGACAAATTAGTTCACCAAAAAAACCAGCGGATCATTATTGAAATGCCGCCTCGTCATGGAAAGTCTGAACTGGTATCGAGGCGATTTCCCGCATATTACTTAGGGCGACTCCCTGATAATGAAGTGATAGCCTGTTCATATTCGGCAGCACTTGCCACAACTTTCAACCGTGACGTTCAGCGGATTTTAGAGTCAGAGGAATACCATGAAGTTTTCCCGGATACGCTCATACCTAATACTCCTTTCAGTCGCGAGCACCCTGATAACTCTAAGTATAAAAAAACTACCAGCCTGTTTGAAATTATCGGGCACTCAGGTCAGCTCTTGTCTGCTGGAGTGGGTGGTTCAATTACTGGACAGGGTGCTGATCTACTTCTTATAGATGATCCATTTAAAAATGAAGAGGAGGCGATGAGTGAAACAATTCGGGAAGGGGTTTTCGGTTGGTATAATTCTACTGCTTACACCAGACTCGAAGGCGGTGCGAATGTAGTAATTTGCATGACGCGCTGGCACCTACAGGATCTCTGCGGGAAGTTAGTTTCGGAAATGGAATTCGGAGGGGAAACTTGGGAAGTGATTTCTTTCCCCGCAATCTCAACTGATAAGGTTTGCGATGTCGATCCAAGAAAAAAAGGCGAACCGCTTTGGCCAGGAAAATACGACCTTGAAAGACTTGAAACAATTAAGCGACAAGTGGGAGCGCGAGTCTGGTCCGCTTTATATCAACAATCCCCTATTATTGAAGGGGGGAATATTGTTAAGGCAGACGATTTCCAATACTACAATATCTTACCCTTTGATCTCACTCGATGGCGAGAGGCTTATCTGGTCACATCTTGGGACTTATCCTTCAAGGAGACCGGGAAGTCCTATGTCGTGGGAGTTGTGCTTGCCAAGCATGGGCCGAACTATTACCTCGTCGATATCTACAGAAAGAAGGCCTCATTTTCTGAGAGCCGGAATGCGATTCTTCGCTTCGCTGAAAAGTATGTTCAGTGCCGGACGATCCTAATCGAGGACCGGGCTAACGGGCCTGCGATTATTTCCGAGCTCAAGAAAGTAATCCCTTTCATAATTCCAGTGCAACCGGTGTTAAGTAAGGACGAAAGACTTCATGCTATTGCGCCTGTGATTGAAAGTGGAAACTTCCTTTTACCTGCCAATCACCCGATGACAAAACCGATCGTAGATGAAATGACCTCATTTCCAAACGCAGAAAACGACGATATAACCGATGCAATCAGTCAGGGGATACAACATTATATGACTATGCGGGGGCTACGCCACTTGAAAGCAACGTCAAAATGGTAGACTACAGGAGGTCAATAATATTGAAGTCGGCTCCCTTAGTTCTATTGTCTATAGGTCTGAGGATTTGGAGGTTTGAGTGGTGATGGTTCTCTTCAATACTGCACGGGATTTCGTGGTCGACTTCATAGGGGTCTCCGTTGAAAGGGGTTCCGTATTTATTGAGCCATTTCTCTTTGAGGAGAACCCACAGGCTCTCATGGTCAAGTTGGATAAGGCGATAGGCGTTAGATCTTTCGGTGTAGCCATTTCGGATCCCCCTACAAACAGAGTCTCTGCGGAGTTTCAGTCCGGGATTTTTAGCGGTTTGATTGCGGACGTTCTGCCTGATAATATCAGGGTTCGCGTCCCTCCATTTCTTTTCGGTCGCCTCGACCTGCCCGATATTCTTCTTTCGGTAGGCTCTGTAATAGGAATTGGTGCAGTCCTTACACCAGTTCCTAGTCTTATGGTAGTCTGTAATAGCCTTAACCGAATTACACTTGGTGCATTTTTTCATATAGATAACCTTTCCAAAAAGGAGCCATAGCAATGGCAGTCACGAATATCAAGAACAAAGAGAAGTCATCAGCCGGAATGAAAGTAAGCCAAATGGACGGCTGGGTTAACATAATCACCGGCCTCGGAACTGGTAAAGACAAGAATACCTACTCCACTATCAACTGGGTTGGGACTACAAGAGGCGAGGCAGAAAATTTATATGCCGGTGACGAGATCGCGCAAAAGATCTGCAAAATTATTCCCTATGACGGCACCCGCGAGGGCCTTACATGGAATATGGACAACGGTGCTCCACAGGCCGAGGTTACCAAATTTCTTGAGCAAGAATTTAGACGGCTCAAACTTATGGACACCATTGCTTGGGCATGGACTGTTGCTCGGATCTACGGTGGTTCTCTGATTTTCATTTCCGTTGACGATGGTGGACGCAGCTTAGAGCTACCGCTCATCCCGGAGAAAGTGAAGAAAGTAAATGCCCTCAGAGTGTTCGACCGATGGGAAGTTGACATTACCTCGTCAAATATCGAGGACGACATTGCCAAAGAGAACTTCGGTAAGCCAAATATCTACAACTATCAAGCCAGTCAAGGGTTTGGGACGGGTGAAACTATCCCAATTCACCACACCAGACTCATTCGACTAGACGGTGTTAAGCTGCCAACACGCCTTTTGATCGAAAATAACTACTGGGATGACTCGATTTTCAGTGCTTTAGCTCATGCAATTCGCAATTATTCGACCACTCATGACTCTGTTTCTACTATAATTTCAGACTTTAACCAGCCAGTTTACAAATTGCAGGGCCTTTCAGAGGCTTTAGCAATGGATGAAGAACAATTAATTACCCAAAAACTAAAGATTGTTGACCTTATGCGCTCGGCTGCGCGAGCAATTGTCTTAGACTCAGAGGATGAGTTCCAAAATGTTTCAACTAACGTGGCCGGTGGAAAAGACCTCATCGATCTTACAGTGCAGCGCCTGGTGGCTGGTTCGGATATTCCTCATACTCGTCTACTGGGAAATTCTCCTACTGGCTTGGGTGCGACTGGTACCTCCGAACTGATCAACTATTATGACTCAGTTAAATCTATGCAGAACACGACAATTCGCGAGCCGATCGAAGTTTTGACAGATTTAATCTTTCATCAAGGCGGTGCAATCGAAAGACCGGAGGATTTAACCTTCGAATTCAATCCATTGTTCCAACAAGACTTGGAAAGAGAGATCAAAACACGCCATTTACAGTCCGAAATTGATGAAAGATATATCAATATGGGTGTCTATAACGCGAATGAAACTGCCGAAAGTCGCTTCGCGACAGGTAGATATAGCTTTGAAACAGTGGTTGAAGAGCGTTCTGACCGGGTTTCTTCTCATGATTTGGCCATTGAAGGTCAAAAACAGAACGAAATCTCTGATAAAGAAGTTATTGACGACTTATAGTGGCGTAGTGGTATACTTGTGTACTGATACACTGGTATAGTGTATCAGTACTCTGTATTTCATTGATCCAGGGCAATTCCTTATGAGAAATGTTGATTATATAAATCTGGACTCACATACCGAGGCTGAGATTCTTCCTAATGGGTTTCTATCCATTATGGCGTTGCTCACTCGAACGGGAGTGTTCACTTATCAGCAAGTCGATCCCGATGGGACGATCCGAGTGATACGTCAACTTAGAACTCCCGATGAAGTGTTTTCAGAAGAAACCATGGCCTCATTGTCCGGCCTACCCCTCACTAACAATCACCCAAGCGAATCAGGGCAGAAAGTTTTACTTTCTCCCGAAAATGCCTCTGACTTTATTGTTGGTATGGCGAGCGATAGACCGAAAAGGGTTCTCGCACCGATTCAGGGTGACTCTGAGGAGTACGTTCAGCAACAACTGACATTCATGGACGCTGACATTATCGAAATGATAACCAGCAAACAGAAAACAGAATTTAGCCTCGGCTATAACTGCGAACTGGACTTCACACCGGGAGTTCACAATGGCGAGAACTATGACGCAATTCAGCGAAACATTCGCTGTAATCATGGTTCCCTTGTGAATAGAGCGCGTGGCGGTTCCAACTGTAAAGTCTTACTCGATGACGGTTCAGAAAAGGTTTTTAACCTTGATGGGATCACAGTCGATGAAACTATTATTAACCCAACTAAGGAGTGCGATGTGAAAATTTTTACTCAAGGGGGGAGGGAGTATTCCGTCGAGGATGACGTTCATGCTCTCCTAACTTCCCTCACCGGCAATCTGTTAGAATCTCATAATCTGACTGACGCTAAGTCAAAAGAATTTGAGAAACTAACTGGCGTTTGTGATGACCTAAAAAGTCAGCTCAAAACTCAGAAAACGACTGATAGTGCTGACGGGTGGCGGCGCTCAGATCCTGGTCGAACCGGC